TACCGTTCAATAATATCTTCTAAACTTTCATCATCATCATCTGTGTCCACATCATCTGCTGATGGATCGGAAGTAAATTTCCCATCTGGATCACGTTCATGTTCTTGCTCTTTGAACTCACTAGCTGTTAGAGCTTTTTTTTTATCTTGTTCTGCCTGTATCATATCGTCAATTCTGCCCAAGACTTCAAGCTTCTTTGCATCTAATGTAGCCTTGATTAGTTCATCATCAATCTTCTTTGCATTGGACATTGTTGGTGGCATTTGTGGTAATGGTGGCACGTTTCCTTGTGGTGCATCACCTTGTGGCACACCTGTTGTTCTTGTAGGTGCTTGTGCCAATTCTGACTTGTATTCTTCCAAGTTCAATAATTCTAATAATTGATCGTCAGGCATATCAGGGAATACCCCTTTCACTCTTAGCACTGCATCAACCAAGTCAAACCAACTCTCAACAATTATAGTTTCAAATTCTAACTTAACACGCACAGTATCTAGCAAGTCACCCATGCCCATCTTGACCATGTTGCGTTCATACCATTGTTTGCTTATCATATCGCTAATCCAATCACGCCTGTTCTTTACAACACCACTTAGGAAGAATTGTATCTTGCCTAGCAACGTTGCCCTGTTCTGATCTTCTTCCCTGCCAAGTAATGCTGATGGTACAGCAAAGTTTCCTATGATAGTTCGTTCATAGAAGTCTGCAAGGTGTATCATTTCTTCTATCTTTGGTTTCAAATCCATTTCCTTATACTCAATTTCATCATTGGCATCTACGGAAACTGCATTGAACGCACCACTTTTCAACGAATTAAGTAGGGTGTTCATGTCATTTTCTGCATCTGCTTTTGTTCTTCCCATTTTTTTCACAAGGAACATACCGTAACCTGCCCACATTGATGTGGCAACTTCTGGAAAGTCAAACTGAACTAATCTTCTTAATGCCCTAGCACTTCCAACTACTCGTTGCATTTCAGAATAGCCATAAAACATAGTTCTACGTTTAGGGCTATCAGGTTTATTGACTAAGTAAATCATAGCTTCTGGATAAATTTCATCAGCAGGGTAAGTCGTTATGACCTTTTCAAGTGACCAATCTTTTTGGTTTAGAAACACCCTGCCCAAATCTCTTGGGTGAATAATCTTTAATGCCTTTGGCAATCCACCACCCTCAAATACAATTACACATCTGCCAAACACCATTGTCATTGTTATTGCATCACGCAGTTTCTTTTCAAAGTGAATTTTCTTATCATAATCAACTAACTCATTTAGTTCCTTTTCATATTTTTTTAACGCTGATTTCTTCTGATCATCATCTAGTCCATGATCGTCAATTAATTCAAAAATTGGTTTAAGTCCGTTGCCAAATGTATATTCCACAAGCTTGTCTATTACTGCACCTGCTACTGATGAACCCCAACTATCTTCAAACCATTCTAACTCTTGGTCTGTGTAACTAGGATTGGAATACATATACAGGTGATTGTCGTTCCAGACATTCTTACTTGCACTAGCATAGTTTGACTTTGATCTTGGTGGTGATGGTATAGCAGTTCCACCCATCACGAATTTATTTTGTTTATTAGAAGTATCTTTGGGTTTATTTCCCTTGTTTTTGTTCTTTGGCAATAATTAAAAAGAAGATGGAAAGGCAATAATAGAACTTTATTGCCCTGATCTGATGTGCTAAGTACCCTTAGTATGCTTGATACCTAGTGTATTATCCATGCACCATTCAAGAACATCACCCTCATAGAGTGTGCCTGTCCAACCACTTTTTTGTTTTAGTTCTTTGGTAATTTGGGCTTTAACCCTAATCAGTTTTTGTCCTTGCCTGTCATTCAGATTGACCATCTTTCTATTTTCGTTTGACATGGTGTTAATCCATATTTACACTCTAATATACCTACAAAACGTAGAGCATTACTTTTCTTCAGATATGCCTAGTTTAGCCCTGACTTGCATTAGCTGAATTTGTTTGCGTTTTAGTTTCTTTACCAAGACATCAAAATCTCTTAGTAGCCTTTCATAGCGTAATTCTGTGTTATTTTTCATTATGGCATACACACTCACAATCTGTATCTCTAAAATGAACCTCATCATAGTGACCACAAAGTTCACAATATGTTCCATGCGTGTTTTTTGATTGTTCACCCTTAACAGCATTTTTGATTAATTTCATGCTAATTCTTTATCGTCTTTCAGTGCTTTTTGTTCTTCAACATATGCTTCTGCCATTACTGATAATTTTCTGAACGTTGCATGATCTTTACTTTTAATGTCTTTTGGGCTTTGTTTTGCAAATGCTAATTCATACCAATTCATTATGTTATGATAATCTGATACGTTTAGTTCTACTTCTACACTCATGGTTGTATCACATGAAATTCTTTTTGTTCTGTATGCACAGGTATTCCACTGCCATACACATCATCTTCATCTGACATTACATGATATTGCCTAGTAACTACCTGCAACGGTTGTGACATACCATCAGTTTCCTTGATGAAATTCCTACCGATAAAACAGGCTAACATCAGTGCCATCACTGTATCATCATGTTCACTGCCATCTGCACGATAACTGACCTGACCTGCTTCTGTGATATGTTCTGAAAAGTTTGAAATCTGTCTTTTTAATTCTTCAATATGCTTGTTAGTTTTACTTGGAAATTTGATACGGTGGTTCTGGAACATTCTAGCCAACCACAACACCATTTGGTTCTTTGGCATAATTCTTCCCTGATTTATCTTTGATTGGTCTTTGACTTCCCTTGTTGTGAATACAGGTATTACGTTTGGAATCCTATGACGATATTTCAGTTCTTCATAAACGTGTTCACCTGTGTTGTTAATCTCTACGCTGTAAAAATCAAAAGGTTTTGTAGCGTGTATGTCTGAAATTAAGTTTTCAACATCAAGATAGTTTCTGCCTAACCAAGTCTTTACGCCTAAAACATAGATGTTATTTTGTTTGACTTCAACACCCACAAACGCAAAACTATCTCTAAGCTTACCACTATCTATACCTGCAATTCTCATGTCTTAGTCTTGATGTAGTGTGTGATTTCATCAAGCAAATCTTGTTGAACGTTCATTATTCTTTTTATCCTTTCAATTTCAACCTGTTGTGATTCAATGATATTATCTAATACTTCCAGATGTTGTGCATTACTTTCTTGTGCTGATGCTATTTGGAATAGCGTTGGTAAATCGTTTATTTCCATTAGTATTCTTCTACCTCAAAATCTTCTATCGCTTCGTCTTTAATAACACCAAATATTGATGTCCTAGCAGAAGTATATTGACAGCGATATTCTTGATCAACATCAATGTCGATTCTTTTTAGTTCTTCTTGCATATCCTTGTTGCTGTAAATCCACCCTACTGCACAGGTGTAATCATACTGTATCTTTTTGTAATCATTCTCACTCATGGCTAGTTCATAGAAGAATCCCTTTTGCCCTCTCGGTGTGCTTACTAGGAATATGTCTGACTTGTTGGTATGCAAGATTGGTTCTATTGCATCTAGCACAACACTATCATCTACCAATGCAAAGTGACCTGCTTCATCTACTACTACTGCCTTGATCTTTGTTTCACCCCTGATTGCTTCGCTGTTAGATGGTTTGCCCTCAATTTCTGTACCGTTTTTTAGCAAGATATGTAGGTCATGCTTATCATCTTGCACAGTGGAACGTATGTTATCGAATAGCATCTTCAACCTGTTCATCACCGTCTTGGTTGTTTTTTCCCTAGTACCTGCAATAATCAATATCTTGCCACCTTTGTATTTGCCAAAACAATGATACTGTATTATTCGCATTACTATTTCTGTAAGTCCTATCTGCCTACTCTTATTGACATGGAACTTCACCTGCTTGTCTGTCATGGATTGCTTGATTAGGTCTAGCTGATGTGGCATAAACTTCATTGATTGCATGGTAGCAGGGTGTTGTGGCAATCCTACTAAGTGGCTAAAACAACAGTTCTTCTTACTATTCGTGTTGCCACAAAAAAACTTCAGCTTCGCTAGGTCTGCTGATACATCACTTTCAACTGAATCGTGTTCAGATTGGAAGTTTGGGTATATGTCCTTTGTCTGATACACCTTTTTCAGTGTCATTTTCTATCACTTCTTGACTAGCAGAATAATATGCACTAAGTAATGGTTGAATACCTGCAATAGAATCTAGTATGCTTTGTCGTCTAGTGGGGTTTTGTTCCCTATGATAATTTTCCCATGATAGTTTCAGTATGGTTTCTAGTTGGTCTATGCGTTCTATGTGCTGTTCCCATAGCCCTATCTTCTGTAATTCAAACTTACGCTTCTGTGTTGAACCCTTTAACTTGCCCTTGATTCTGTAAAACTGTCTTACTTCCATTGGTTTCTTTTTGTTAGTCTGATGTGAATGAATCCATGCCATGCTGTCATGCTCGTTAAACCTCATAACTATGGTTTGCAATACCAATACCTCACTGTCATTTAGTGCCAATTTCTATACCTAGAATGTCAGTATTACTGACAAAATAGAACTAATTTTAAAAAAAAGAAAGGGGGTGGAAGTTTAGACACTTCCTACAAGTAACAATATTTTTCCGTTTGCCACACCTGAATAAACCCTGTCCATTTCCTTTTCTGTTTCCAACAATTTCTTATGCACTAATTCTGCATATTCCATTGAACTAGGGTTATCACCTGACAACTGATTGTTTGCCCAAACTAATTCTTTCTTTAGGAAATATCGCTGTTCCATTAAGAAACTCATTTGAGCATTTGTTGTACTTTCCATGTTAATTCTGTATAAACAGGTGTTAATATAGCGTTTGGTTGGTATGCAG